CCCGATCCTGTACCGCCTGATCCTGCTTCTGCCGCTGACCAATAAGGCCGGTGATCGTCTCGCGCTGCTGTGGAGACAGCCACGGGTTTTGCAGCGCCTCCATCAGCCCGGACGTGTCGGGGCCGTTCTGTGCGACTTGTGTTCCGCCCGAGCGGGTGCCGCCGCCATGCGTCCCGAGATAGTCCATCAGGGACGTTCCAAAGCTATCGGATGGGTTGTACTCACCCCCGCTCTGGACAAACTTCTGCATACCGCCGGCGCCGCCCAGATGGGCAACAGCGCGCAACCCGTCACGGGTTACAGGGACGCCGCCGATGGACTGGCCAATCATCTCCGCCGCGCCGCTGCTGTCGATAGCCTTGTCGATATCGGAGAAATGCCAGTTCTCAGCCGCCTGCTGGACCTGTGGCGATGCTTGCGCAAACTGCTGTGGCGTCATCTGCGGGATAACGCCAGCCCGTGCAGCATCCGCCAGTCGTGCTTGCCCGAACTGCAAACGCCCGCCGTGGCCGCGTGTGCCGCCAGCCCCGACTTCGTTGTTCAGCGCATTCCAGTTTCCGCCACTTTCCGTGCGCACAAGGCTGTCTGGGAAACCGCCACCACTCGCGCGTGGCTGTCCGATTGCAGCCATGGCGTCGGAGCCGATCTGTTCCGCCTCGGTCGGTGGGGTGAACGGCGTCCCGGATGGCTGTTCGCGCAGGCCAAGCATGGTCAAGGGACCGCCACCGCTAGATCCGCCCTCGCGGTAACGGCTCACTTGCTCCGCGCCGAACTGGTCGGCATCCGTGCGCTTGGAACCCTCGTATTCGTCCATCTTGCGGCTTTTGATACCCGATACGACGCCCGTAGCGAGTTGCCCGATACCCTCGCCAACATAGCGCGCCTTGCCGTATTGCGGCATGAGTGCGGCCAGCCTCTTGCGCTTCTCAGCCAAGACTTCTGGGGTGGCGTTCGAATCCCGAAGGAAGTCGCCCTGCTTGAACGGGTTTGAGAAGCTCATTTAAGCGCCTCCGCATAGTTCACAGCCATCAGCCCGTCTGGACGCTTCTTGACCGCTCCAGGCTTCTTCTTTTTCACGTCTTGCGCTTTCAGGCCGATTTGGGTCTCATCGCTACCCTTCATCTGGTAGGAGTACAGGCCCAGCCCGCCCTTGGTCTCGCCAATCCGTTTCATGTTCTTCTTGGCCCGCTCGTCAGACAGTGCAAACAGCCCGCCGATCCCGCCAATCGCTGAACCCATCGCGGCTTGGCTCTGCTTCCAGCTTTCCATGTTCTGCCGGTCGTAATTGCCGATGATCGCCGCGTTGTCGGTGCCTTGAATGCCGTTCACCTGATTGCCGGTCATGAAGTTCGGCTGCGATACCTGCCCGCCGGACATCAGCGCCGAAATCTGGTTGATCCGCTGGTTATCCTCGGTCAGCAGTTCCTGCGATGCCTGCCCGCGCCCTTGCAGCATAAGCTGGTTGTAAGCGTCGTTCTGCTGTTGCCCGGCAAGGCCCATCTCGCGGTCATAGGCTTCCGAACCCGCCTTGATGCCCTGATTGGCAAGACGGGTCCGCAAATCCTCGTCGCGGTTCGCAAACATCGGGTCGAGCCGCTGCCGCCCCAGATCGAATAGGCGGCTTTCGACTTCCTCGTTGCCGAGGCTGAAGTTGCCAGTCAGTTGCTCGCCCAGCGTACCGGACAGATCCCCGCCCAGCGTCGATAAGTTCAGGCTGGCGCGGTCATTCTGACCCTTGATGGCCTGCTGTTGCGGGGAAAGCGTCTGTTCCATCGAAAAGCGCGGAACGGTATAGCTTTCCCCGGTATAAGGGTCCGTGAACGAATATTCGCCGGTCTGGTCGAACGTCTTGGTCCCGTCGGGCGTCGTTTCGTTCATGTTTTGCAGAAACGAATTTGCAATCGCCGTGGAGACAGACGTGCCAGTTTGCGCCGCCGATGTTTCTTTCGGTGGCGTCGGCTTTGGTGCGCTAGACATGTTGGTTTTCCTCTGCCCACTTGCGGGAACGCGCCATGACCGGGTTAGCCAGCCATTGCGCGCGGGTCAGCGTCCACAGGTACAGGTCAACGCCCGGTGCCCAAACGCCTTCGATGATGTGTTTCTTGTGGTCCGTCAGGGTCAGGAGCCTATGCAGCCCCGTGTTGGTAGACGCGTTTCCGGTCAGCACCATCCGGCACCCGAGATCGTCAAACATATAGCTGAACATCAGGTGCAGGGATGGGCCTTGCAGCCATGACCGATCTGTTGCGGCGCCGCTGTATTGGATTGTGCCGGCGCTTGGCTTGTAGTCGTGATAAACAACGCCCGAAACAGGCTGGCCGTTCTTGATGACGCCATAGCTGCTACTGTCTGGCCATGTGTTGTCTGGATGCCCGAAGCTGTGCAGCGATACCCACTTACTGATCGCGTCATGCACCTCGGGGTTATTCGCCCCGCCCCACACACGCTGGATGCTCACGTGACCATTGCCCCAACGTGGAACGTCGTATCAATCGAAACCAGTTCGACCTCGGGGGTGCGCGTCACGCCGAACGTCAACTGCACCTCGGGCGCGACGGAATGGCCGGTCCTGCCGATGCTAACCCAGCGCGAAACCACCTCGCTTGGCGGTTCACCGTCCCAGATAGCCGTGTCCCAGATTGCCGTGTCCCAGACCGCCCCCGGGGAATCCGTCACCGAGTTCGGCGGTGCGCTCAAAACCCTGTCGTAGTCCACCTGCGCCCGCACTTGCGGATCAATCGGAGATGCCGACTGGAACATCGCCCGCATTTGCGCGACTGTTTTCTGGACGCCCTGCGCGCCCATATTCTCGAACAGCCCGAGGTATCCACAGGTATAGGGCAACCCGTTGTCATTCCCGCCGACGCCCATCCGGTACACAATCCCGGCAGGCCCGCCGAAATGGCCGTATCCGTCGAAATAGCCCATGCAGCGCGTGACCCAGCCAGTGATCCGCGACCAAGCGCCGGTTTGCAGGTTGGCAACCAGGCATGTGCCCTCGTCGGTGTCTGGCCCGGGCTGCGACACAATCATGACGTTGCGCTGTGGCCACTTCATGACCTCCCAAGGCCGAGACCCAAGGTGCGCAATCTGTGCCTGCCAGTATGGCGCAATAGGTGCCGACACTGCCGCCATGGACAGTGCTGCGGTATCTTTGCGGATAGCTGCTGAGAGGGGAACCATGCCCGCCTCTGTGGCTATCAGGAGGTCACCACCGGCCTGCATCGTGGCATTAGGCCCCAGTGGGCGCGTGATGTTGTAAACGCCCGCCAGTCGCCACGCTGCGGCGTCTCCGGGATTGGTGCCCTCATAGATGGCAACCTCACCTTCGGTGGAGACAAACACGCACTTGTCGTCCAGCCCGTCGCCTGCATCCAGTGACCATGTGGCCCCGAACAGCAGCGATCCGCCCTTTTTGAATATCCCCGCCAGAGAGAACGCCGTAGCCGCGCCGCCGATGGAGTCAACAGGCAGATAATAGGCGACCTTTGAGTCCTTCTTGACGAAAAACAACCGGCTTGCGAATGACCAGACGTGCGACAGGTCAGACGTTGGGGTGCCGGTGATCGCCGGGGTTGATGTGCCGTCGATCTGCATCCAGATTGAGCCGTCGTAGAGTTGCGCCAGATCCGTGCCGTTGACCGCATAGAGGTAATCGCCGCCAGCCGTGCCGAATTGCTCTGTCGAGTAATAGCCTTCCGTTTGCCCGGTCACATCAGCAGTCGGGACAACGTCCTTATCCGCAACGGTCGTGATGTTGTAGATTGCCCCATCAGTCGCCGCAAAGAATGTCTCGGTCGTGCTGTTGTAGGTGAACATCGACCGCACCGGAGCGCCCAGAGTGGCGTATTTGGCCGAACCACCGCGCACTCTGACGCCAGTTGTGGTGCAGATCCAGTTATCAAGGATCGATGCGCCGCCCGGCTGTGGTGTCGACAACCCCTCGTTCAGCACCCAACCGCGAATTGGCGCCGGGAAGGTGAACGCGTGAGCCATTGGCTTTTGCGTTGGCTCACCGCCCCGCGACTTGTGTGCGGGTGCCATTTTGCCGGGACGAACGCGCATTAGAAGCGGCCTCTATCGTCAAATCGGGCAACGTCCTGCAACGCGCTCTCGTATTCGGCTTCTTGGTCGTCATAGGCCATCCCCTTCTGGCGCCGCCAGCGGACGATCAGCCCCTTTGCAATCAGATCCTCGTCAATCAACGCCGTGTCGGTGTCAGCCATCCATTCGGCACCGCCCGCCGATGACCAGTTGTGGGATTGGATCTGCGCAACGGCAGTCTCTCCGGTCGTCAGGAATGGCCACAGGGTAACCTTGCCGCTTTCCAGCAGGAAGTATCGCGGAAAGCCCTCTACCGGCCCCAGAGAGGCCCATTCGGCCTGTGTGAGCGGTCTAACGATGCCGCCTTGATACGTCACCGCCACACCCGCCGTGATACGCGCGAAATCATCGCCCAGATCGTGCACCTTGTTCGTGCCGTCGCCGGTCAGGGTCACCGCCTTGTGCAGTGCGCCCCAATCCACACGCCGGGCCAATTCGTCAGCCGCGGCGTTTGCCATGCTCAGAGCTTCACCCCATGCGCGATCCGGGGAAGTCACAACCACGTCAGGCACCGGCAGGCCGACATCAAGCGCCAGCGTCGTGCAGATATCAATCAAGCTCATGGCGTACACCCAGCAACGCGCACACGGGCGCGGGAATATCGGGCGCGGTCATCATCAGCCCGCACATCGGCAATTGCAGCCGCCAGGAGCCCACCGGACGCCTGCGCCATATCGCCGTCTTTGATGTACTTCGCCGCCTCGGTGCCGACGCCGTAGAGGTACAACTCCGGGTATTGCTCCAGCATCCAGTTAGTGCGGGTCATGTCGAACATCGCGCCGGGTCCGGGAGCAATCACGCCGACCAGCGGCAGGCCTGTTAGATCTACATAACCGACCAGCGACGGAATCTTGCCGTAGTATTGCACCCGCAGTTGCCCGCTCAGGTGTGGTGCCACCATGTCCAGCCGTTCGATGCTGTAATAGTACCCGCTGCGCCGGACGTGCTGCGGGGTTTGCTCGTGATATTCGGACCCGCACGGGGCATAGACGCCGATCATCTCGAGGTAATCGTGCGGCAGCGCACCCTTGCCATCGTAGAACGTGACGGTTTCTTCGTTTATCATCCGCCGCAGTCGCAGCTTGCGGTTGAAGTCGGCCTCTGCCAGCGACACGAGGCGCGGGAATACGTCGGCAATGTCTGCCCGCCCGACTTGCTCGACAACAGCCGTGCGTAGGTCGAGAATGTCGGTGAATGCGGTCATTTATACGCGGCCCTCTTTGGTTCGCCATGCCCGGTTGTCCGAGTCATTCAGCCAGCGCGACAGGTGCTTTTCGTCGCCCTGCTTCGATGCCTCGGCCAACTGGTCGTAGTAGACATTCAGCGGGATTGACGCGATCTGGTGGTAATCGCCCTTGAAGCCCTTTTGCGCCAAATTGCGCTGCGCAAGGTTGATGTCGATGGTCGGCTGAACCGGGTAATCCGTGCGAAAGGTCATGCTGCCGTCGTCGTTGTGGATCACCCACACCTGTCGCCCGGTCTGGATGTCGTGGTCGTACAACCGCCAATCGCCATCCATCACCTTCACTTCTTGCCGTCCTTTGCGCGGGACAGAGCGCCGGATTCAACGCCGTCCATCGCTTGCTCAACCGGCACGTCGATGACCGAACCCGCATCAACGCGCACTTCGTTCTCGTTCCAAAAGTCGCGCATGACGACACACTTGATAGTTTTTTCAGCCATTTTTAATCACTCCTACAGTTGCGGTGACATCGGGGGTTGTCCCGCCGATGGTTGCGCGGACGCGAAATACTGACGGCATCATGTCGGACGCGGTTAGATTGGCCGCTGGTGTCATTGCCGGGTGAACACGCAAAACGGTTGTGGATACTGCGGACAGCGAAGCCGATGCGAGTATCGTGTAATACTTGCCAGAAAGAGGGTCTTTACCCTCAATGGTAAACACCGCTGTCGGCGTGGTCCCTGCAATCGCGGTAATATCAACCACGAATACCGCACCATCCGCCGATGTATTTCCGATATCCCCGCCACTCACAGAAGCCGATGCGGAGGCCAGTGCAAGTGCAGTTAATGACTGGACAGCCATGCTTGATACTCCCTTGATGTGTGGGTGTGGGGGGGCACTTGAAAAGGCCCCCCCCGTTTGCGTTAAGACGCGGCGGTCAGCCCGAAGATATCCGCGACGACACCGAGGCCCTTCTCGTTCGGCACCTTCAGAGCGCCCTCGCCGATCAACACGAATTTTTCCGCATCGCCGGTCTTGGCAAGGCCCTTGTCCTCGTGGATCTTGTCGAACCAACCCCATTTGACATATTCGGGATCGACGAAGAAGGCGTTACGGGCCAGCGCCGCCGAACCAGCCATAACCCGGTTGGGCTGGATCATGACCTTGCCGAACGGGCCTTCGTACACGTCAGCGTTGGCAACGATGCTGTTGTTCTTGCCGCTCGATGCCGCATAGCGGAACGACGCCACGTTGGTGTCCGACATGAACGTCACAAACACCGACTTGACGTAGGGCGACACGAACACATGCTTGAAGTTTGCGCCGTTCTGGTAGCCCTGCTGCATCACGCCATCCATCAGGACCTTGGTGAATGCCCGCTGGGTGCCGTTGGTTGGTGCGACGGTCAGGCCAGTGCCGGTGCTGTAACCGCCGTTAGCGCCAGTCGCGCCGCGCGCCACGTTGGTTTTCAGCCATGTGGACAGCGATCCGCTCTTGCGGGTAGCGCCAGCAACCGAAGCGTTGGCCGTTACGATTGAGAACTCAACGTCCTTGCGCAGTTCGATGCCTTTTTTCAGCTTCTGTTCGCGGATTTTCACCTTCGAACCAGCCTCATCGGTCTTGTTCTGCGTCCGGCTGATGATGCCTTCTTTGCGCATGATCTGGGTGTAGTTCCCCATGCGCTCAGGCGAGAGGGTCGCGCCGAAGGTGTATTCATCACCCTCAAGTTGCACGTTGTCCCCAGGCGCGGCCAGTTCATCGACGCCCCATTCGGGATGGGTGGTGTCGAATTTGACCTTCTCGATCATGGAATAGATTGGGGTATCTTCGGGAGTAATGCGGGACACAACGTCCGACAGTTCTTCACGGTTCAGTTTCCCGCCAGTGGACTGGAAGGTATTCGTTACGATAGCCATGGTTGGCTCCTATGCGATGATGATGGTTAATCCCAATCCACCGCCAGCGCATCGCGCAGGCTTCCAGATTGGGAGAGTTTACGCATCGCGTCTGCATTACCGTTTGCCTTGCGCGCGCCCTGCCCCGGCTTGCGGGGGGTTGCGGGCGGTGCCTTGGCTACCTTGGCTTTCGCCGTGGCCGTCGCCTTCTCAGCCGCCTTGCCTTTCGCCGCCCAATGCGCGAGCGCAAAGATGCGGTGATCAGTCAAGCCGCCAAGTTCTTCGTCGCTGAACCCAAAATCCTTCGCCACAGGCTGCAAGCTCTTGAAAAACGCCTGCCGTCCCTCTGGTGCCCCGGCTTCCGGGATCAGTGAGATCAGCTTTTCGTTTTCCTCGTGCAGCATCTTCTGCCGGTCGGCGGCGCTCATGGTGTCGCCAACTTCCTTGGGC